GGAAGATTACTGCCTGTTTTAGGATAGATGATGTTGTTGTATATGCAAGATTTTTCATTCCAGATTTCTACCTCTCTACTCTTTATTATATATGGAGTTGTATATGTTTTTGCTGTAAGAGAAGTTCCTTTACCTTCCCATTGTGCCCAAACACTTCCTACTCTATTATAGAGAGGAAATGTTTCATGTAAGACATCTTTATAATTTTTCCAAAGATTCATTAACAATTTTTATTTAAATCTTCTGCCATATTACCACCAATCTCTGCACCTTGATTACCACCAAACATTGCTACCCAACCAGCAGCAACCCAACCAACAAAAGGAATAGTGGAAAGAGTAGGAGCAGCTGCAGCACCAACACTTGTACCTACCAATCTACCTGTACCTTCCGCACTTCCGACTGCTTTAATACATGCTTCACTTTTTCGTGCATCATTTATCTCTGCTGCTTGTGCTTGTGTCAAACCAGGTTTTTGATCTAACCAAGACCTGTTGTTTGATACTGCACCACCTTGATTGGTCTGACCATCCATTACATACTCTTCTGCCACCTTAGTAGTTTCATTTGCAAGTCCTAAGAAACCACCCTTTTTCTTAATGTCCTTAGTGATGAACATTGTCTTTGGATCATTTGCTGTATAACTTAACTTATATCCTGTCTTATCTGCCGAAATTACATAAGAAGTGTAAGGTCCTACTGGTGGATTTATAATTGGCACACCACTTTTTCTACTGACCATACCAATCAATCCAATATGTGATAATCCGAAGATTCCACCAAGTCCAAGAGCAAACCACTTCTTAATCATAAAACCTCTTTATTTTACATCTGGTACAATTTTTACAGGACCTTGTTCAATCCTAATAGTTTGTGCTGGTGCAGTTTCAGATGCTTTTGCAATCAAAAACTCCATATCTTTTTTAGATATGTTAGCACTACCACCATCTGCACTCTTCTTCTTACCTGCTGCTGCAACGCCAAAGGTAGCTAAAGTTCCTGTGAAGACCGAAGCTATGAAAGTTGGATCCAGTTTTTGTTCTGGTATATTAAATGCTGCTGGCAACTTAACGTATGCCAAGGTTAAAATTCCTGCGGACCACACAAGAACAGAAAGTCTTACAATTGTAGATAGAAATGCAAGTTGTTCTTCCTTATCATCAACACTCTCTTTAATTTTTGCCAAAAGATTTTTTGGTTTCTCTTCAACCTTTTGTTCTGGTTTTTTATCTACCATTTTTTTAAACAAATTCATACTATATAGCTATTACATTTCTTTATATTCAAAAGAAAGAATATCACACTCTTCATTTTTTGTATCAAACCATTCTTCAAATTCTGAAACAATTGCAGCTGCGTCCATAAAGTTATATGGATCATCCGTGTCACACATTCTATGAATTCTTTTTAATGCCCAGTCACGATTATTTCTCAGAGTTGTCTCTAAATTGTCCATAATCTTTTTTCATGTAACGTCCAAGTATGTTGCTATTGTAATATGCAGGTTCCCCATTGTCAAGAGCTTCCGTTAATACATTGTTTATGAAAAGTTGTCTTGTTTCTTCATAGTTAGTTTTACCTAAAGTTTCATGTAAAGATATTATTTCTCTACTGAAAGATTCTTTTCCATATTTTTTAACATCCTCTTTGAGTTCTGGGGAACTACCATAGTATTTTTTCCAATCACTTTCACTAGTAATCCTTCTTTTACCTCCTTTAGGTTTTCTTTTTTGTACGAAGTATTTTCTACCGATGTATTTTCTATTAGTGATCTTATTAGTAATGAGGTAGACGTAACCGAAGAAATTGTTAATATCGTCAGAAGTGAAAGTTGTGCCTTGATATAACCAGGGATTTTCATAAGTCTCCATATTTCTCCAAAATAGCAAGTAAACTATCTAGAGGAATCCAAGTTGGATTTTCATCTCTAAATTTAACTTCAACTTCAGTGAATTTTTTTTGATAAAATTTACTGTAACTTTCTCTAGTATTCAATACATTATTAAAAGGACTCATCATGTTTATTATCATTCTCACTATTTAGTTCCTTCATAACATCCTCATGATCTGCTGATGCTTTTCTGTATGCATCATAAAGTAATTCCATATTATTAATTCCTTCTATCGTTGAAGGAGTTTCTATAATCTCAGGAGCAAATTGTTTCTTATCTTCTTCATCCCAAATTTTTTTAATTTCATCCGATTGTCTATCAATATCTCTCATTGTATTTGCAATTTTAACATCAATCCATTTTTCTTTCAACCATGCAATAGTCCCCAATGCAAGATGTGAAATTGGAAACTTTTGATTCTTTGCCCATCTCTCAGCCTTTGTATACCAAGGATCTGTACCTTTACCAAATTGTTTTTCGAATTCTATTTTCATTTGTTTAATCTAATATTGAATGAAATTGATATACGATCTTTATCAGATTTATTCTTATAAACTTGATGTGCTAGATGAGATGGAAAGACTAGTATTCTACCTTCTTTTGGATTAAAATAATATGTATGATCAACATAATATTCATCTTTTAACTCCTCGGTATAAGATTCTATCTCTTCATATGTCTGAAAAGCAAGTGAAGATTCAAATTCAATTTTACCACACTCATCAGGACATTTAACCCACAACACTCCAGATAAATCAGATGTAGGATGAGTATGTTTTACATTGTAATCATCCCGTTTATTTATATTTACCCAAGCTGACACATTGAAATTAACAGACTTTTTTAAAGTTGGGAATGATAGTAAACATTTCATCAATAAATCATGAACTAAATCACCTTCATCATTTAATATAAATGATGATGACTGCCATCCACCACGATTAGATAGTTTCTTACTATCAGATTCTACATTTTTTAAGTTGTATGCATAATCAATTAATTTTTCTTTTACATTATTAAATTCATCTATATCAAAGCAATGAATTAATGTAGGAAAAATATTTATTATTTTATAATTTAAATCCACTAAACGTATCTTTCTTTACATCTTGTTTAATACCACCGACAATGTAAGATTCTACCTCTGTCTCCTGTGGTGCCACTTGTAATCCTTTTGAGGATATCCAATGCTGTGTCCAAGGTAATGGATTGTTTCTAGCTGGAATATCATATACAGGTTTTAAACCAATGGATTTCATTCTCTTATTGGCAATCCATTCAACGTATTGGTAAAGCAATTTGTCATTTAAACCAATCATACTACCATCTTTAAATAGATACTCTGCCCATAATTTCTCTTCGTTTACACATCGATCAAACATTTGATATGTCCACTGTTCTTCCTCCTTCACAATCTCCTTCATCTCAGGGTCATCACCCTTTCTCCAATTATTAATAATGTTTTGAGTTATTGCCAGATGCTGGTTTTCATCTCTTGCAATAAGTGATATGATTTTCGCAGATCCTTCCATGAGTTTAAGCTCACCAAAAGCAAAACTACAAGCGAAAGATACATAAAAGCGGATACCTTCCAAAATGTTGACATTAGCAATAGCCCTGTATAAGTGTCTTTTTAAATCCTTCCGAGTCCAGACTGATGTTGGTGATGATATCCAACCATCTTCCCACATACGTCCTTGACCCCATTGCTGTGCATAGTTGATGAATGTATCATATGATTCTGTCACACTAGAGGCACGTTCTAGTATACGGTCATCCGATAATATCTTATCAAATACTTCAGATGGATCTGGATAAACATTTTTAATTACATAAGTGTAAGAACGTGAATGTATCATCTCCATAAATGACCACACTTCCATACATGCCTCTAACTCAGGTAGAGAACAATATGGTAAGAATGCCATACCTGGTGCACGGCCCTGTACAGAGTCAAGCATAATCTGATACTTGAGATTAGATGTATAAATGTGTTTCTGCTCTGGACGTAATGATTGATAATCACCACGATCTTTCTGTAGAGACACTTCCTCTGGTCTCCAGAAATATCCTAACTGTTGTTTTGTTAAATTTTCAAATTGATTATATTTAAAATTATCATACCTTTGAACACCTAATGGTTTACCAAAAAACATAGGTTGTTTCTTAGTATCAACCTCTTCAGTGTTGAATACTGTCATACCTTTGACTTGTGGCATTGTACTCCTATCTGTTGATGAGATTTTAAATTTTGCAGGATTCACACTCTTCCTCCGATGTGTCTAAAATTTCCGACACTAAACCACTGAGTGAAGAAGATTCCTCTTCTACCTCATCTGTCTTAATGTCATACGTGTTTTGATAATAACTCGTCTTCCAACCGTACTTATATGTAGTCAACCAATCTTGTGCCATTACTGAAACTGGAACTTCATTGTCAGGGAAATGTTCTGGATTGTAACTCCAGTTGCCAGAAATTGCTTGGTCAAAGAATTTTTGCATCACGGAAACAATATTTATGTATCCAGTGTTGTTAGGCATTTCCCACAAGAGGGTATAATTATTTTTTAAAGTTCCATATTGAGGGACAATTTGCTTAAGAGGTCCTTTCTTTGACTTCTTAGTGGACAGGTATCCTCTAGGTGGCTCGATTCCATTTGTTGCGTTTGACACAACGGAACTGCTCTCCGAAGGCATTTGTGCGGACAAAGTGCTGTTCCTGACTCCGTGTTCCAAGACAAGTGACCTAAGAGAATCCCAATCATATTTTAAATTGTTTGGCACAAGTTCATCGACATCTTTTTTATAAGTGTCTATGGGAAGTATCCCCTGTGCGTATTTAGTCCGAGAAGAATATTCACAAGCACCCTTTTCTTTCGCAAGGTTCACTGTGGACTTTATGAGATAATATTGGAATGCTTCTGTTAAGTCATGTACCAATTTCCATGCTTTTGGATCTTCATATTTCACACCTTGCTTGGCAAGATAATGTGCTAAACCTATGTAACCAATACCAAGTGAGCGTCGTGCCCTTGTTGCACGTTCTGCTGCTTTGACGGGGTATCCTTGAAGATCAATGAGTTCATCAAGGCTCCTAACGCTAAGATCACAAAGAACTTCGAGATCGGATAGATCACGTATCTTCCCAATGTTAATAGCAGAAAGAATGCAGAGAGCAATTTCACCAGTTTCGTCATCGATATGTTGTATAGGTTTGGTTGGTAATGTTATTTCCTGACATAAATTACTCATCTCAATCTTATCAATGAATGATGAATGAGAATTACAGTGATCAATGTTCATTAAATATATTCTACCAGTTTCTGCTCTTTCTTTCAATAGGGCAAGGATGAGTTCTTGTGCTTTAATAGTTTTTCTTGGGATTCTATCGTCTGCTTCATAAGCAACATATAACTCATCAAAGGATGTAGTGCCAAAAGCATCATACAACCTAGGAACATTATGAGGACTGAATAAACTAACATTCTCATCGTCAATAAACCTCTGGTAAAATAATGAACTTAATTGAATACTGTAATCAAGTTTACGAACTCGATTATCTTCAGTACCCTTGTTGTTTTTGAGAACTATAATGTCCTCTATTTCTTGGTGCCAGATCGGGAAGTGGACAGTCGCTGATCCCCCTCGTATGCCATTTTGAGTACAACATCTGACAGTTGCCTCAAACTTCTTGAGGAACGGTACAACGCCTGTGTGCTGAACTTCCCCGTCTCTGATTTTAGCGTTGATGCCACGGATGCGACCCGCGTTGATGCCGATACCCGCCCTTTGTGCAACATATTTGCCGATAGCCATATCAGAACTAAAGATGCTATCGAGGGTGTCATCAATATCAACAAGAACACAGCTAGCATATTGTCGAAGTGGAGTTCTAACTCCCGCCATGATAGGTGTGGGAATGTTGATTTTGTGTTTGGAAATGGCATCGTAGTATTTTTTAACGTAGTCTAATCGTTCTTCCTGTGAATATTTAGAGAAAATAGTGGCAGATATGAGTAAATACATGAACTGTGGTGTCTCATATAAGTCACCCGTGCTTCTATCTTGTACAAGATACTTATCAACTACTTGACGAAGACCTGCATAAGTAAACAAATAATCACGATCATGATCTATAAATGTTTGTAATTTATTAAATTCTTCGTCAGTATAAGAGTCTAATATATCTGAATCATATATTCCCTTCCAAACACATTTGGCAACATGATCTTTTAGATTAGGAAGTTCATGTATTCTACCATATAAATTCTTTCTTAGGGAAAAGAGAAGAAGACGTGCAGCAACAAATTGATAATTAGGATGATCCAGATCAATAAGGTCACTCGCTGAACGAATCAATATCTCCTGTATCTCTGCGGTGCTTATTCCATCATAAAATTGAATTCCTGACTGAATCTCTACCTGACTCGCAGAAACCCCTGCTAGTCCATCACATGCCTGTTCTACCATAACGTGCATTTTTTCAAGATTTAGTGGTTGTATTGAACCATTTCTCTTGATTACCTTAGTACCGTTACTCATACTTTTTTCCAGTTGTTGAATTTAATTTTTGCTTTTAATCCTGAATATGTATTTGATTCTAACACATTCATTATATCATGTCCACATAATACCATATCATTAATATCTTTCTGATTAATGTTTGATGGCCAAATCACTACTTTATCTCCTCTACTAATGGTTTTGTTGATTCTTTCAACGATTTCTCTGTTGCGAGGTTCGTTATCAAAAACCCAAATATAATTGCCCCAACCAAACGACCTAATATCAAGATCGGAGCCGCACATAGCAACCGAGTTTTCCACGAACGTTGAGTCGAAAGGTCCTTCGGTGATGTAGATTGGTTTTGTTTCATCTATTTTATCTAGTCCATAAATTTTTGGGGCATCTTCATTAATCATCACAGTAATATATTTAACAGAATTAGGACCTAGACTTCTGCCTTGAAATCCAATCAAATTCTTTTCTGTATCATGCAGTGGTATTATAACACGACTTTCGTCTTTGTTAATATTGTTAAAGGTTTGTTTGTGTGTGTTTGTCCATTTTTGAAATTGATTTGTAAAATAAAACAAATTTGGATTTATCTTTCTTTTCTCAAGATATTTTGTAGCAATCGGTACTTCTGATGCTCTTGGTAAATCTAATTTCTTTCTGAATACTGGTTTCTTAAATTCTAATTTTGGTTCCTCAACCACAAAATTTCGACCACCAGCGTGTCCCTCTTTAAATTTTTCAAGAATGTATTGTTTATGAAGTGTGGAATCTATCTGTTTTAGAAAATTATTGAATGATAAACTTGCTCCACAGTTATGGCACTTGTAATTAGTATTAGTCTTTACCTGATAGAAGTATCCTCTTGCCTTGTTTTTATGCTTCTGAGAGTCACCACAAATCGGACAACGAAAGTTATAAAGGTTTGACTTAACTCTTTTAAACTTTTGAAGTCTTGATGATATCAATCCAATATATTTGGAATCAATTATATCCATTACTCACCTAAAGTATGAATCACTGGTTTTTCATCTATTAGTATATCATATAATTGTACACAGTTAGCTGCTGATACTGGTATAAATTCACTATCCGGATCAAATAAATCATCACGGATTGCCTGATTAATAACAATCGACCCCTCCTCACCAGAGGTTGATCGATGCCAAGTTCCTCTTGGTATGATTAATGCTCCTGAGGAACGGTTTAAATGAACTATATGGTAAGGATACTTCCACTCAGGGTTAACTAACTCAAAGGTTCTTTCACCTCTAACAACACGATTATGATCGACCTGATGATAGTGAACATAAAATTGTTTTGCACCAACTGAATCATTTGGTGGTGAAATAGCAGTTCCTTCATGCACAACCAAATCAGATGCGTTTGAATCTTCTACAGATATATCATAAAAAACAACATCCTGTGTCTCACGGAACACACGATGCTTCTTAAATTCAACGTCACTCATTCCAAGTAATTATTTTACTTGTATTATACTTGATTGAGGTGTTGTTGTCAATCCTTTTACAAATCTCTGTCCAATCGGAGATACTACGAAGCTAATTATAGTTAAAGACCCTGCGATTGTCCACATCTTTTTCTCAATTACTCTTAAACGATTATCTACAAGTTTAATATCTCTCTCACATCCTTTCTTAATATCATTAGCATGACGATCTAATTTTACATCCACCTGCTCAATCTTCTCAAATAATACTGCATCAATACGATCTTGCTTAGTTAACTTCTCATCATGAACAGCAAGAAGTTGCCCCATCTTTACAGAGTTCTCCTGCAGAGATTGAACAACTTTCTCCAGTCTTTCTAGTATTGCAGCATTAACGTTATTATTGTCTTCCACTTCTAGGTGTTTATACTTCCAATATATTTATTATTTCTTGTTAGCTAACCACATTTTTCTTGATCCATGACCACCATAGATGTATTTTTTCTTTCTTTTTACAGGAGGACTGTCAGGTGGTAGACCTGCTATTGCACCACTACTCGCATTGTTAGTAGGTACACCAGCAGATACTGCTTCCTCTCTTAATCCACGAACTGTATCAATTATTTTTTGTAACTTATCTTTCATATTGTCTCTTCTCCCAAATCTTTGTTCGTCTACTAATTGTTCATACTCTTTTGACGCATCTACCATATCATCAACATCAGTCTCTTTCAATTTTGCAACGGGAAATATATCAGATAATCTATAATTTAATCCAAATGGAGTTTGATAATCTTGTGTTACAAAATCATCTTGCGATTTAATTAATCTTAGATCTATACCAGTTACAGAACCTGTTGACGCAGCAGAAAGACCAGCAACAGTACCACTTGAACCAGTGTTATTTGTTGGTGATCCTTCTCTTAAATATTTTTTTATGAACTTGTCAATATTCATCAAACGTCTCTTAACTGGGATGAACAGTCACGATCCTCCTCAATTGTATTGATAACGGTTACAGGATATTCTGGCACTCGATTTAGAAAAACCAGAAAACTTTTAATGATTGGCCATAGATCTTCTTCTAAATTATAGAAAAGTAATGGCACTGCTGCTTCATTAAAAACATTAAACAATACAGTAAGATGATTTAATATGAGATGAGTTTTCAGTTCACCAGTATTTTTATACCGTTTAAGTAATCTTTTAATATATTTAATTCTCTTTAAATCATCCTCAAAATCACTTTTTGTGACTGCTTGGGGATTGTCATAGAATTTTATAGCGAAGAGCATATAGTTGCCCTCATTCAATTCATCAAATCTCATATCATAAAATCATAAACGTACTACACTGGGGTTGGATATAGGATACTTCCTGTGCCTGTTTGTATTCCTGATGAAGAATCCTCATGAGGAGTTCCCATCGCTACGAGTATTTCACTCTTAACTCTAAACTGACCTTGTGCGTCAACATATGTAGTCACACCGACCCAACCTGTTCCGCTGGTTCTATATGCTGTTGATACATTATCAAAAGCACTAGTGCTTATACCATAAACTTGTTTGTCATAACCACCCTTAAGTCTTTGGAAAGTTAATGAATCACCAGTGTCTATACCTACTGGAGATGTTGATGCGATACTTACAATGAAGTCTGTATCAAAGGAAATGTCATCACCCACTTTAATTGGGAATGTCAATGGTGTGCTAAGAGTAAATGCGGTGAATGCTAAACCAGCACCTTGATCTAAACCTGCAATAGTTCCTAAGGATGTAGAAACTCCATTTGTTACATGAGTTACCTCTGATCCAAGAACGTCAGCACCATCAGGAATTCTACCAAATAAAGTTACAAATCCAACTGGTGATAAACCATCTGCTGATATTGAACCAGTTCCAATACCTGTTACAGGAATTCTTGTAGTTGCATTTGCAAGGAATACATCACCTACCTTACCACCAGCACTGAATAAGTTTTTGTTGATTGGTAGAACGCTTGCACCGGCACCAGTATTTGAACCTGATCCAAATTTTGTTCTAGTTGCTCCATCAGATGCAAGATGTGGTGAGAATGCAATATTAACAAATTCTGGTGCACCATCAAGTTTATTACTGTAATGATGATCTAAAATTGTAGATTTTGGAAGTTGACTTAATTTGTACTGAGCACCTGAAATTGCTGCTCCTGATAATCCAGCAGTTGAACCGATAGTTAATGAAGTAGCACTAGCAGTGCTGACAATCACAGCATCACCAAAATAAACTCCTCCACTTCCACGAGATCCGAATCTTATAACATCCCCTGTCACACCAAAACCGACTGTCCCAAATGTTGTTCCTGAACCGGTGACAACACCAGTCCCATAGTTTAGACTTACGGTTCCAGATGATGTTAGGTTGTCATTGTTTCCCCAAAGAGACATGTTTTTTTACCTATAAAAATCTTTTTCTTTAGATATTTATATATCTACGACATTAACGAGATTTAATTGCTGCTTTGACTTGAGCAAATAACTTGTCATCAGCATCTGTCTTAGTTAACTTTACTGCTTTACCAATAATAACTAAACAAATATCGATTAATTTTTCACCTAATTCCGCATCTTCAGGTATTTTATTTACTGCATCTGTAATAATTTTAGATGCAAAGGGTAGTAGAAATGATAACATTTTTTCTAAAATATACTACCCTATATAGACAACTTATATCAGCAGTTCCAACGACGACGTGCTTGTCTTAATCTACTATCTGGATCCTTCGCTGCTTTCGGAAATTTTTTCATTTGCCCTGCACTTCTAGCACAATAACTTTTTCTTCTATTTGCAGACTTTGAACCTTTTTTCAATTTGGATGGTTCAGTAGTTACAGCAGTCTTTAATTTTGAACCAGGATTTTTGCGACGATATGCTTCAACACCTTTTTGTGTCATACCAGCACCACTTTTAGTTGGTCTTTTATGTCCTGAACTGACACTCATTCCCTTCATATCATCTTCACTTAGTTCAATTTCATCTCTCCAATTTGATGATTCTTTTCTCATCTTCTTTGCAACTGCATCCTGCTCTTTCTTACGAAGTTCTGCTTCTTTTCTTGCTTTCATCATCATAGCAGATGAACTAACACCAACTTC